TCTTATATCCACTTCACCTAATGAACTTAATGACTCTGTAAGGTCATCTACATCCTGGCTTGTCCGCTTAATCAGCTCTGACAACGCTGTTAACATCTTTGATTTGGATGTACTGTCAGCCAGTTGTTTGAACGCCTTATCCACGTATTCCACCCGGTTACGCCATTCGGTTAGTTGCTTAAATTCTTCATCCGTAACAACCCCCGTAGCCATACGATTTCTAATGGCTTTTTCAAGCTCTGTTACTTTGTCTTTAAGCTCTGTATAGGTTTTCTTTGCGATTTCACCCGGGTCTACATTAAAAGGGTCATCTGTAGCATTCTTGAGGGCATTGATCTTTTCCCGATATTTCTCGATCATCTCAATAAGCCGCGGAGGAATTGGATTCCCTTCCAGTGCAAGCTCAATCCTCCGGCCCTTAACCTCTTCTAATCGCTCTTGTAATTTAGCAGTTGAGCCCGCAAGATTTAATGTTAATTTACTGTTCTCTCCTAATCTATCCGCTTGCTCCGCGAAAGCAGAAGTACTCATATTAAGAGCCTGGCCTTCCTGAATCAGTGCATTCTGAATATGCCCTATGGATTCCTCGGTTTGATCGAGCTTTTGCTTGTATTCGTCCATAGCCACCGAGGCAGCCGTTGTTGGATCGGCGAAACTTGTAAACACCCCTTCCAGAATGTTCCAAACACCCACATCGGGTCCCTCTCCCTTAAGGGATATCATCTCTTTATGAAGCTCTGTTAGTTTATCTTTATAGGCTTCAATTTTGGCACCTTTCATCAGTGCTTCATTGTAGTCCTCCTGCCGATCTCTAAGATCACCCAATAAACCTTTCTCGATTTTCAAGTCTTTAAAGTATTCGGGCGCAATGCTTCTTAACTCATCTAATGCCTCTACTTTCTGTTCACGTGATGAGGTCTCAGCCTCGAGGGTTGAAATAAGACGGTCAACTTCACCGCGTTCCTTCGCAATGCTTTGTCTAGCCGCCGTAGTTACCTCGGCCATTTCCTTTGAAACCGCATTGTAGTTTTTCACAGCGTTTTTATGGCGAATGAATCCAATGGTTGCCGCGGCTACCACTGTAACTAAAGCCCCAACTAAGCCTGTAGTTGAGGTTAGCAAGACTTTCATCACTCTAACGGCTTTACTTATGTTGCCAACTGCGCTTGCCATAAGTCCGAGTCCTATGAGAACGGGTCCAATGACTGCTGCAATCCCTGTGATGCTTAATATCCAGCGCTTTGTCGTGCTGTCCAGATTGCCTAACCACTGAGCGGCTCCTTTTACACTGTCAATCAATGACTCGACGGAACCCTGGAACTCTTCAGAAAAGGAGATTGCAACTTCACTTGCTGCGGATTTTAATTCAGTAAGAGCGCCTTTCATCCCTTTCATTTGTGTTTCAGCCACATCCTTCGCTGTTCCGCCTGCATTAGAAAGGTCTCCAGTAAAATCCTGAAGCGCCTTTGAACCTCTTGCCAGCAATGTTTGCATAACCGGACCCCCCCGCATGCCGAAAAGATCCATTATTTCCGCCGAGGACAGCCCCTGTTTTTCAATATCCTCCAAGATTTCAACAAATGGCCTCATGTCTCCAGAGGCATTGTATACCTCAACTCCAAGCTCTCCAGACTTTTTGGCTAAAATCGAAAGCACACGTCTCAAGCCTGTGCCCGCACGTGTACCTTGTATACCAGCATCTGAAAGGAGTCCAACGGCAGCTGCGGTTGATTCCATTGATTGGCCGAAGCCCTTTGCAACCGGAGCTACATAAGACATCGCATCCCCTAATTGTTTGAGGTTGGTATTGCTGCTCGTAAACGTTTTAGTCAGAAGGTCAACTGTTTCCCTCGTTCTTCCAGCTTTTCGACCGAAACCCTGCATGACATTTGAAACGATATCTGCACCTTCACCTAGTCTCATATTAGCTGCAGCGGCTAAATCAAGCGTCGCAGGTAACGCGCTCATTGTCTGTTTGACACTAAAACCGGCCATTGAGAGGAAATTCATACCCTCAGCGGCCTCTGTGGCGCTGAACTTGGTTTTTGCCCCCAATTCACGGGCAATCCCCTCCAAGTTTTCTAAGTCCCTGCCCGTAGCTCCAGAAACGGCAGAAACCTGGTTCATAGCAGACTCAAAGTTCATCGCGACATTTAAACCCAAACCGCCGATAGCAGCCAATGGGGCCGTAACAGCCATTGTCATCTTTGATCCCGCCTTACGCATACTCGCACCGGTTTGTTTCAATCGGCCTTGGGCACGCTCCATAGACTTGTTAAAATGGGACGTGTCTGCTCTTAATTCGGCTGTCATTATTCCAAGATTCGCCATTCCTGCCTCTTTCTATTTAAGATTGAGTTGTATTATGAGCTTTTGCTATTTGATAAAGAATCCGCCTTTGCTCCTCAACAGTCTGTTGCTTTTTCGGTTTTTCGTCCCAGGGGAATTTCCTCACCTCCCTCGGATCTTTTATCGTCCTCTTCCGATATGGATTTTGGTTGTTAATTTCCATAGCCAACCATCGTGTACTTTCCCATATCGCTTTAATAGGTTCAAGCGTTCGGACTTTTTGAACTTCCTGCCAATCTTCCATTGCTTCCGTAAACTCCGCGGGTGTCATATCATAGAAGTCTTCACTGCTTATACCAAACCGGCTTACCGCAACTCCGCACAACTTCTCATAGCTTAGCCCTTCTTCGCTTTCTTCGGTTGCTGTTGAGGAGGCTGCTTTTTTTTACCGTCAGCTAAGTCTTGATTCATGATTTTAGTTACATCTTCGAAGCAGTCCTCCATTAACGATTCAATGTCTCCTTTCTTTAAATCAAGATCTTTATGCATTGACAGCGCACCTTTTTGAAGCCCATAATATACAAAGATTTCAAAATTGTCGAGATCCTTAATAACGTCTTCTAATTTTGACAACTCTTGCCCTATATCTTTTGAAGTGTGTTTCATCGCGTAGTACCCAAATTTGATTGGATATTGCTTTCCGTTATAAGTTATTGTATCCATTTTTCAATTGTTTTTTTTGATTAAATTAATAAGCTTGTGATTAAAGCTCTTTTTTAATTAAACTGCACTTGCACTACCACTACCGCTATTTAAATGCACTTTTCCGCTCACCTTTATAGTGGCGTCTGCACTAATAGCGTCATCTGTAGTTACCTCCAGCGGAAGATCTGTGACCAAACCTTCGAATTCCAATGACGTTCCGTCGGGAAGGACAATTTCGTAATATTGCCTGCTTTCCGACTCATAGTCGTCATTCATTGTTTCATAGGTCGCCCTTGTAAAATTCATGCTTAAAGAAACGGATCCTGCGTCTCGAAAGCTTCCGATGAACTCCCGGTATCCGTCTGTGCTGTCGAGCGAAGTCACGTCAATCGTTTCCCGGCTTTTATCCGGTCCACTGATATTTGTAATCTCCGCGATCTTTTCCCATGTGCCGGTCTCGGCCCCTGATGAATCTACTGTGTCATCCCATCTGTGGAAAATTGTGCCCACACCTGCAATTGCATTACTTGCCATTAAAACCTCCTTTTTAATTCAAAATTTATAAATATCCGCGGCCTGTTATTGTTATCGTAATCCAGCAGAGCAGGCCCCATTGAGCATTTTATGTACATATAATATGTACTTTCAATAACTTCATTTCCTCTACCGTTCAACACACTTACTATCTCATAAGCCATTGCCATTGCCTTTATATAGTCAGTGTTTCGAATCCTTATTTGCACGCTTCCAATCTCGTGCTGCTCCGTTTCATCCATTTGAAAGGGGATGCCCCCACCAGGGGCGTCAAATATCGTTATCGTATCAGCGGGTCTTTGTGGCTCTTTTGCAATATACAAATTAGTGCCATACGTGAACGTAATCGTTTCACCGTCCACCGTAAACGAATGCCCATTGAGAATGCTTTTTATATCTTCCGACGCGGTTTTCATTTCTTTGCGTGTTTTTGTATCAAGTTAATTACCAAGTCCACCTCACCTTCCAGGTGCGTCTGGAAGAACCTTGGGCCAGAAGTCCCTCTATTCCAATTAACCTCTACGTCCAACTTTTCATGCACTTCCAAGGTATAATTCGCTGAAAACCCCATAAACAATACGGGGTGCAATTTACCAGCCGCCTTAGCTTGATGGCTTGAAACAACGGTACTATGCTGAGAGGCCATTTTTCCTGAATCCCTGCCTTGGAATCTAGGAGACCCCCCTCTTGGTGTGCTTCTGGCTGTTGTTACAAAAAAGGATTGTCTCAAATTACCCGTGTCTACGGGTATAGTAGGCGACTTCGTATCCATCGCCCGTCGTATAGCGATGGCCGCCTCGATTAAACCCTTCATTGAATCATCTTCCAACCCCTGGGTTTCTTTGTTTATCCGCGATATCACCTTCTCCACGCCTTTTAACGTAAAATCCCCTTTCTGCGCCATTATAAATACACCTTTCTTACAAATATTTCTGTTGAGCCCACAAAGGGGATTTTAGAAAGATTCACAATCCGGTAAGCACCTGTGACCTCCTCTGGAGTTGATGTATCAGAAGGCAGGTTAACGGTTTCTCCCAACATCAAATATCCTCCAATATCAAAATCCTTTCGGACAAGAACCTCCGCTTTTGAAACAACTTCATCTCCTTTGTCGTTTCTTACCAATTGGAACTTCTCCTCCCAACGGCATTTGATTTCCACGGGGTCATCATACTCATATTTGTAACCCGTATTTCTGGGATTGCCCCAGTAAACCGCTGTCTGTGGTGTGAATTTTTCTATAACCTTTGCAATCCCCATTTTTATACATCCTTATTTTGTGAAATCACTTCTAGACTTGCTCGTTTCATCCCCACTGCAGCCATTTGACCCGTTGGGTCTAATGCTATAACCATTTGCCCGTATGAAGTGCTGGCAAGGCTCTCCCCGTACTTGCCGGTATACTCAATGCTGGCTCCTCCAGCTTCTTCCTCCTTTGACTGGCGCTCTCGCGTGGAAACAATCATATGGCCTGTTAACCACCTCTCAATCTCCTGTAACAAGTCTACACCTACCCCGCTATTGCTTAAAACCCCCGTTACCATTACATTAGCCGAGGTTATATAACTTGTAATAACCGGGTCTGTTAAATCTGTAGCTTCTAATATATTTCTAACGTCATCAATCGTTGTACGTGCCATTATTCCTCCCTTTTTTACGAGTTTTCCAAAGTTTAGGCTCAATGAACTTCCGGACCTCTCCTTCTTTCCACTCCAAAGCCAACCAATTAATCAACCCTTTTATTTCACTATAATCACCATCGACCATTCGTTCAGGCCAAACAATTTGTGCATTTAATCCGGCGCCTAACATTTCTTCAAAGCGTTTTTGGTGTTCATTAACCCACCACTCCCAGCCTTCCCTTGTAGTTTGAGCCCCTACTGCTTTTTGGATTTTACCCGAACTGAATGCACTCATAAACCCTGTCTTTAGACACGAATTAATGATATCATCCGTCTTTCTTCGAACAATCACCCACTTAGCCTCTGGAAATGCTTCATGGAACACAGGCCATATATGAGGCATTTTAGCCCCTTTATACATCCAATGTCCATCTTTGTAACCCTGCCTTCTCATAGCATTTTCTATTTTGCTTCTAAGCGAAGCCATTTTTGGTAAGGCATATACATCCGGCAAGGGGTATTGCCCCATCGGGTCGGCCTGTATGCTCCTCAGATACGATTTTACAATCTTATCGCGCAACTCCTTGTTTTCAAACATCCCCTTTTCATTGTAACAATTTTTACCGTACATATCACCTCCAAAGGCCCCACAGATGTTTGTAATACCTGCTACGAGGGATGTCCCGCTTCTTGCCGCGCCTGTTATGAGAATAGGTTGTTCCATGATTCCTATCTGCTTAGTTTTTGGACACTTACGCTCCGTTGTTTCCCGCGCCCTTCGGCCTCAACTAACAGCTTAAACCGCTTTACTAGCTCTCTCCGCCACCACGTATACTCTTGTACCGTCTGATGTGCGTTATATCCGCCGGGCAATACATATGTTGCACGCCGCGTGGAGATCGTGAAAAAACCAACCTCATCCATATAAGCTTGTACCTCATCAAGCGCATTTTCAATATAATTATCTTCGACATGTTCAAAAACATCCAAAGATATAACCATGTCAAAAGTGCCTTGCGGCTTTTCGGTTTTTCCCTTAACTCCAGGGTCGTACTCCGTAACGCGGTAACCCTGCCTACGCAACTTACTGGCAATAACACCCCTGCCTGCACCATAATCCAGTATTGTAACCACTTCGTGTTTCTTCGCTATCTTTACTATAGTTTCAAACCAGGGAAGCGTAACGACGCTCCCCCCCCAGGGGGTCTTCCTCCTAAGACACTCTTTATGGTGTTTTTGGTTTGCTTTTTTGTAAGCGTCTGATATTGTCTTCATCGTATTAAGTCTTTTAAGTTTACTTTTGGAAACTGTGATATCCTACTGGTCGGACTTGCGTTAATTATTTCAATCCCGCGATTTTTGGCATCCCGTTTAATTGCGTCAAAGCCTTTCAAATGGCGTTGGAACAAAGCTCCCGGCTTATTATTTACAACCGGCTTTTTTCCATACGCCCTGTGCCAATGTTTATTCCCATCTTCATCTAAGCGCATGTCAAAGCCTATAAGAATGATACGCTTAGCTCCAGCGCCTACCGCTACACTGATTGCAGCCGCTCCCGAATTATTGTTCCAGGAAACTTGCTTCGGATTGCTAGTGATGCCAAAAAATCTACCCCGGTCGCGAGACAGGTATTTGATATTCTCGCTGACATAACCCATGTTAGCGAACTCCTTGTCGCAGGTTACTTTTAATCCCGGAAACGCTGCTAAGCTCTTCCCATAGGACCTGTAAAAATTAAAGTCACCGAAAAATACCATATCAATCCATTCGCCTATTAAAAAGGCAGCATTGACTCCAATCACATGCTTATCATGAATCGCAGCCATATAAGGTGTATACGTACTTATAGGGAGACCCCCTTCCCGAACGCCATTTACAACATCTTGTGGGATGCCAAATTGTTCCGCCAGGGAAGGCCCGCCTCCAAGTATCCAAACTTCACCACCCGACCACATGTGCGGTATTTTCCAAGTCACGTTTTTACTCATGGGACTTGGCCTGTTTTAGGGATTGGATTAATTTGTCAGTATCCTCCTCCCGCATAGCCTTTTCATTTACAACTTTCCCATTGCTATCGGCTACGTCCCACCAACCATTTGAACGTTCACGCTTCGTGTAATCATGTACCGCTACGTCCTTTTTTTCGGATATTGGCTCGGGTTGCTTATCATCAGCTAACACGACACTATCTCTAAATGCCTGTGGCACTTCCTCCTCGGTCGCAAAAAAGACTTCATTAGGTTTAACTAGTTTGCTCCTTTTGCCGCGGCGAATACTGAAGCTTCCGCCACCCCTTTTAATCCACTTTTTCATTGCTTTTGTACGTTTCATAAACATCTGATTTTAAATAAAATACATGATTAGCATTTTACCTGTTCAACATTCTATTATAGTTATGCAAGATGAACGATTCCACTTAGACCGTCCTGGTCACTCCTAATTTGAGGAACCTGGATCGTCATCACTTTAAAACGACTCACGAGGTTTCCCTCCACTTGCCACTCCACATTCTGCACACCCATACCTCTTACTAATCGAACTACATCTGAAGTCATTTGAACCAGCACAACGTTATCCGAAGGAAGTGTATCCACGGCCTGTATCTTGCCAATTCCATCAATGGCTTCTATCCGCTGACGTATAGTTTGAGTCGATTTTCCAGAGGTGTCATAGTCCTCGTCCAAGATCGTTTCATATCCCGTCGGGATGTACAAGTTCCAGGGGCCATAATAATGGGCCTCAATGGATGATTGCTTCATTGAAATCACATCGGCCAGAATGTCGCTTGGTAGCTTACCAGAAGCACCCCAATTTGTACCTAATGTCACTTGGTTTCGGTCCGGGTGATTGATATAACTGTTAATTACACCCCCACCGAAGCTGTAGCTGGTGTCGGTAAATAGCATTGATTCAAGCTTTTCTCGAACCTTTCGAGAAGCCCTTTCGGCGGCTGTGGTGTCAATGGGGTTACCCATATTGCGTGACGCCGCGAGCGCTCTCTGATTAATCTCATAATCCACATGAATTATTGGTAAAGGCAGATAATTTGCGTTAAATGAAGGGCGGTCGTTCTGCGAGCGTGTCCGTCCATCCATCGTTACATCTGCGTTCATGGAATCCGAAACGTCATGCCACTCGAGCACTGTCGAACCCATGCCATTACCGATGTTATACGTCAATCCACTGTTAATTAAGTCCTGAACACCGCCTAAGCGTTTTTCAGCGATGCTCAATACAGCCTCGTCCAAGTATTTCCACTCGTCACGACGTAACGTCGCATTGTTAACGGGTTGCGAACTATAGCTAGATGGAGACTTCGGGTCTCCGCCTACATAAACGGTCTTATATGCCCCAAGTTGACCCGTATTAGGATCTTGATGTATGAACGGCTTCATATTTCCAGCGTCCATTCGGCCATTCTGACCTATCAAGCCTGCCACGGCCCCCTGGTATTGCCCGTTTGCTGTCATTAAATCTACATTTGCGTTTGCCATTTCTTCTCCTTTCTTATATGATTCTTAATTTGATTCGTCTATCACCTAAACTCACTCCGCTGCCGGATAAATCCAAACCCTCCAGAGCCTGCCCAACGATTTGGTCGGAATAAATGGTGGCTGGACTTGCATCCGGAGTGTGCTTTTGAAGCGTTCCATCTCCTGCGGATTCAAGAAAATCTCCCGTAGAGACACTCTCGCTATCTTTCAGCACAGCTTGCACTTGGTCGCCTCGGGTTGGAATCCAGACGAATACCTGGTCATCTAAGCTGTATGCGTCATCGATTCCATTGCCTTGCAACTCATTTTCAGTCGCAAACATAGGAATGAGACTCCCCCCGGCAGATGAGTGCTTCTGCACATTGCCGACACTGTTGGGCTCCAAAAGATGCCCTGGATAGAGGGCCTCGGCTGCAACCATTTCCTCAAAGACATTTAAATAGTCCTTTAAAATTATTGAATTATAAGCCATTTTTTTTCCTCCTTAATTTTTGTTATTATTATTATTATCCTCATTTAATTCGAAGGGAAGCATTTTAGGAAGCTCGGTTCCGCTGCCTTCATTAGTAGAAGGGCTTCCCATCCCCATAAATGCCGCTTCGGAATCATTCTGCCGTTTGGGCTCACCTTTTTTAACGGACTTATAAACCTTTTCCAACGCGTTTGTTTGCATTTCCTGCAGATCTTCCTTCGTCCAAATTTCGCCTGAGTTTTTCAGCACAAAATTGACAAGACCTTCACGGTGCCGCTGATGCAACGCTAATCCTGACTTCATTTGGTCTTGGATCTCCTGTGGCAGGATTGAAAGGAAATCTTCCGGCTTTTCGAAACTTGCTTTCAGCGTTTCAATCGCCTTCTGGGTATCCATTTTCTCAACCCCATTGTTTTGATGCGTGGCGACCGGCGTATCTGCTTTTTTGCTTTCGCCACTGCCCCCTTTGCTGGTTTCAATAGGAAGCATCTTATTAATGCTTTCCTCTTCTTGCTTAATCAGCCAGTCCCGGTCGTCTTCTGTGAACTTGGTTCCAGAGTGTGCGATGAGCTGATCTACTTTCTCTTTACTGCAATCACTTTTTTTATTTGCCATGTTTACTCCTTCTTTGTTATTTATTTGATTCGCAGGCTCGAATGTTATCTTTTTATTCGCCAACGTGGGCTCGCCTGTAAGTTCAGCCCCGCTGCCTTTCTCGTTATTTCTAATTCCACACCCATCATCCCAGCTACATGCCCCCCACCCTTGGGGGAGCAAAGCAAGATGGTCTGGTCGATGGTTTCTGGCAATGGCTTGATATGCATGACCCTCGTAAATGCCTTCCACCTGTTCTTGATCGGTGAACACACCCACCGAAACTTCCACCGGACGTTGGGCGCGTATGTGCCCGAGCGCGTCGGAATCATTATGGGCAAGAAGCTCTTCATCCAACCACGCTTCGGCTTTTAATTTGTTACCTTCCATATGACTGTTAAAGATCCGCCCTATCGTTTCACGCTCCATCGTGTCAGGTGTGTCATTAACACTAACAGCCATTCCATCTCGTTGCGGATGGTTTATTGTTACCGGTATCCCGTTCCAACTAAGTGGCCAACGGCCCAACTCGTTTGCTGGGTGTAATAACGCTCCGGCACTTCCTGCATGAACACCCTCTACCATCATAACAACAGGCACTACTAAGTGCTTCCTACCATTGTGCAAGGCTAACCGGATGGTATACCCCTGATTGTTGATTTGTACTTTCTTTAATTCTATAGCGCTGTTATTCACAATGCTATTAGCCTGGCGAATGGCAGAAGATTCACTATAGGAGCCGCCCTGCTGTTGGTGCTCCCTGAGCGCGGTATTCGCAACCGCGACCCATTGACGCTTTTGCGCCTGCGTTAATCCGCTTTTAAATTGTCCCACATCTTTTGTTGTCCAAGGCATAAATTATCCCCCTTATATTATATCATTATTTGGAATCGCACCCCCGCGCGTGTGTGCGCTCGAGGCTTTAATAGGTATAGCCACGCACCGACACTGTGGATGTTTCGGTATTTCGTTCTCGATTTGGTTTAACGTATACGGCCCACCCAGCGCCATTGTTTCACACCGTGCGCAAACCCGTTGGTCCCCCGCCGTGATCCACTCAGCTTTCACCTTAATACCTTCCACGCCCCAATTTCGGTATTCCTGGATAGTGGCTTTATGATGCGCCCGGATAATCTCTGTGCGAGCCATTATCTGCGCCCGACGCTCAGCGGGTATGTAACGACCAAGGGTGTCCGTTATTCCTAAGTCGGCGCCCCCGCCCTTAATTGTTTTGTTGAGCATATCTGCGAGCTTGCGTGGGTTATCGCCGTCAGATATACCCTGCGTTAACACCCGGCTTATTTGTTGATCCATAGCATCCGTAATCCCTTTCAGTTCATTAAAAGTGCGGGTGTACAACACTCCAAGTCTGTCGGCGTGGAAAGGGCCCCCCATTGAGGCGTTAATACCTCCGGTTTTTTCCAGGCTTGGGATATTAAATCTGGCATTCCTCATTTCCTTTCGCCCCCTTATAACCCCTCGCTGGTAGCTGTCTTTTATGTAGGTGTTTGCCCAGGCGTTATCAATAGACTGGCCAACCTGTTGCATTTGCCGCACCTCCAACACACCTTCATCCACCCGGCTCTTAAGCCAATCCATGAATGCATTAATCTTATCGCTGCTACGCGGGAAATCAAATTGACCCGGCCCAGGCTGTTGATGCTTAGTGACGTTCCTAACCAAAGCCTGGTTCTCGGGAGACGTCAAGCCGAACACATCGCGGTTAACAATGGCATCCCGCACATCCCCCCGTAAAGCACGGAAGCGCTTCCGCATCTCCTTAGCGAAACTGTTTCGGAGTGCCGTTGTATGGGTCGGGTCGTAATTCCTTTGCGCCATAACAGTTAACCCTCTATAATTCACTGCTTTATAGTGTGTTTTAACAGCTATTGCCATTCTTCCCCCTCCTGGTTAAAGGCTTCTTCCTCTGCCATTGCTTCGGCCTGTTCCTCGACGATTTTGTCCACTACATCTTGCGAAAGTCCCAAGAAATGTTTTGCAAACTTTTCAAATGTAAGGTATTGAGACGCCGTGGACTGGGAGTAAGCTTTTAATGCATCTGCTCGAATGCCTCCAACTTCGGCCTGCTCTTTTTCGCTCGGCGCAAATAAATCTTTCCAATCGACAACGTAATCGCCACCATTTGGTTTTGGCATTACTTTATACATAATTAACTTGTCCACAAACTTACGGATAATGGCTGGCTCAGCGAACTCCTCCCGCCTGTCCTGTATCATTTCCAACCACGCCGTCCGATCTTGTGTGGATGCCATTTCCCCGCGCTCACTGCCAGACAGTATCCGCTTCGGTATTCCCGTTTCCGAACTGATCACTTGTAACTGGATGTCAAAGTGATTTGAAGGGTCGGCAACCTGCTGCTGCAACGACTCAATGTTGACGCCCTTTGCTACAAAGAACCTCCGCAAGTCATGGTCGTATTCATCCAACTGCTCTTCCAACTTTTGACGCTCCTCCGGAC